ATGAGCCTCTGGAATATCTACCGCAGACAAATCACGTGCGAAGTTCGTAAACTCCACCGCGCGTCCCCACTCTTTGACCGTAATCGAAACAGTCGAGAGTGAAAGTTTGTCTACGGGAATCCCCGTTTCCTCATCTAACGTTCCATTGGAGGGCACCGTAAGATTAGAGGCTCGCGGAATAGTGATATTCTCACCACGCCGTTTACCATAACCCGACTCTGGCCTCGTGAAACGCATGAAAAGGGTCTGCGCAATTGCAGCCTTTCTCATGTCGGCACTCATGGCATGATTCTTATAGACGCCCGTAGGAGCGTCCAATCCCCATTGCCATAGGTTTGCCATTTAATGCTTCCTTTCCGAAAAAGGACTCGAACGTACGTAAGAAACTTATTCCTTCGGCGGTTGTAGCGCCCTAGGGTGATAAGAAGAACTCTGAATCTCGTCAAAGAAAGTCGTTTTCGACGTCGCGTCATCATTTGATGCTCCCGACGCTCCACCCGTCCCAGTAGCTCCAGAACCAGGCTCAACTGTCGATCGACCTCCGTCAACCTCCTGTGAACCCAGCAAGTCTCGACTCGTCTCGATCTGTGAACCAAAGTACTTTGAGATCCGATCCATCTGTTCCTCTCGGCCCAGATTCTTGATCTTAGGATCCAGTCGTACAGCAGTCACAAGTCGAATGTCGTCGATCATCGGCGCCAATCCAGGATTCTTCCCGACAAAATCAGTCCAGAACCGTTCCTCTTCCGAATGTCCTCTAAACTCTTCGCGCATCACACTTCGTTCACTCTCAAGTTTCGCTGAGTACTTCTCGTCGAAACGCTTCTCCATAAGTTCAGCCGCCTTTTTTGCGTCCGAATAAAGTAACGTCTCGAATTTCTCGTAAAACTCTGAGTCTCCCTTTACGGTCGGCTCAGGAGCAGTATATTGCGCTTGTAGCTTATCGCTCATGTCGGAAACCTTACGATTCAGGTCTCCCATTTCGTTCCCTTGACGACCGATCGTAGACTCCATCTCAGAGACCCACTCATCGAGCTGCCCCTGAGAATCAAACGTACGATTTCCGGCCTTTAATGAACCGGTCACAGTCGTGTCAGTAGAACTCACGTTTGTCTCATTTCCTTTTTTCGTCTTTGTCTTAGTTTTAGCCATTACCGTCTCCCGTGCACCCCAACGTCTCGGCTTCAGGATATGTTTTCAAGGCAATCACTCGGCACAGATCGTCATCTGCCCCTACGTCCATAAATACACTAACGTTTAATGCCGCGACTGAAAGCATCAATTAAGAGTTTAGCAGCTCGAAGCTGCATTGCACAAGTAAGAAGTTCAAATGAGCGATCTTCCGCACGTAGGGACGGCGAGTTCACGATACTCACAGCTCGATTCACGGCCTCTTCGATTACAGGCTCAACCAGACGTCGAGCTTCTGCGGGCGCAGACTCAAACCAAGAATCTAACATACGAGTGTCATACGCTAAGGAGTCTTTCGTTTTCGTGTCATCCGTTTAGCGCGAAACCGAATTTCTCCGACCATGTCACGATCTTCCTGGCGCGTCTTTCGAGCCTCACGCTCTCCGACCGTACGTGAAACATTTGCGCCTTGCGTAACAGGATTCGAGCGTAAATCTGAAACTATCTCTCGTCCAATGTTCTTTATCTTAGGCATATGTCATATTCTCCTTTCATGTTCATTCTAGCCCATCGAGCGTTTGCCGCCAGAGCCAGCCTCCGTTCCCTCCGGTACCGCCTGTTCATTGGGCTGTGACGGCTCTTCCGCACGACGCCCAGGGCCAGGAGCTTCAGCGTTCTGAGCCCCTCCACGCGCCTGAGCCTCGATACGCTCCATCTCTTGTCGAAACTTAATCTCCTCTTCGTCGAGTTCGATCTCCTCTGAGTCAATTTCCAAGGAACGCATAAACTTGTCCAGTAACTTAGGCATCGAGAAACGTAACGAAAATTCTCGCATCATAGGCTCGTTTCCGCCCACGACAGATAAAAATTGAACAAGCTTCTGAAAGTCACGGATCCTCGCCGTAATAGTCCGTAATCCTTTTCCATGAAACTTGAAACCATTCGCCGCTCGCGCGAAACGCTGCTTGGGACTTAGTGAATTTAGTTCCGCGACGCCCTCTTCTCCGATCATTCGAGCAAGATCGTCTTTAGGGAATTTTTCGACGTTCTGTAAAATGTCGAACCATGATTCCTCCGCGACACGTTCGACCGAAATATCTTCAAAGTCCGCCGTAATTGCGTCGAATACGCCTGAAATTGCCTGCCCCGACTGGACGACCTCTGTGGCGCGAACCTGCTTCTGTGGCAATGAGCCCAAGCGAATCTCGTTCGAGAGCGTAGATTCCGCGTGTAACTGTGAAACTATATTAAAGAACGAGAGCACGTCACGAGGGACTTCGCCGGAATCGACACGTTCAAGCGCCTTTGCGCCGACCGGAGCCGTGTCATTCAGTAACAGAGTCATTCCAGCGGGAATCCCTTTCGAGACTTCTTCACGCGTTACGGGATCGAGGTACGACGGCTTTAACTGCTTTATTCCATATACGGCACTCAAGCTGCCGTCGATCATAAGATTGAAAAGCTCATTAATGGTCGTATTGAGACCTCCCGCTGAGTCCATGAGCGCTTTGGGCCACGTTGCAGACGGCGTACGTAACAGCGGCGCAGAAACGATCGGGCTCGTCGCTGACCAGCGTGGGTTCGGCTGTGGCCCACGAATAAGTTCACGCTCATTTGCAATTGTCAGTAAGACGTTTCGTAGCTCAAAGCCGTCAGGATGTTCCATGACGTTTCCCTGACGATCCAGTACCGTTCCCCAAAACTCGTCCAAGAGAACTGGAAACCGGCGCTGAGCCCGTCGATGAAAGACGTCTTCTCCCTTATTTGACGCCTTCCGTTGCTCGACTTCGCCCTCCGTAAACGAGCGTAGATTCTTAGCTATTTCTGCGTCATATACGCCGTCGGGATTTTCGTCCGTACGCGAACGCGCGACAACGCGATGCTTGTCCATGAGCATGGAGTGAATCTCATAAAGTGGAGTTCCTCCCGCCGCGTGCGGGTCCGGGTAGTAATCTTCTGCCGGAATTACAGAAAGCACCAGGCGCCATTCATGCTTGTCGACGCGTCGTAGCGACTTTGCGTTCGGCGAAATAAAACGTGGAACCACGACAGGTACACCCGAAACTTTTATAGTGACAAGTGACTCGTGGACTCCAGTCTTTATGCCATCCGAAAATATAGTTTTTACGTTTGCGCGTTCCAGATAGAAACGAGACATTCCTTGCGCTAGATGCGTCGTGAATATGGGATCACGGAAGCTCGTCGCATACTCTACCTTCATCCACTTGTCGAAATTCATAAGTGCACCTTTTACGACCGCCGTAATTTGTTCAGCGGCAAGTGCGCTCTTAGGCAGAAACTCTGTCGACTGGCCCTCCTGCTTGTGTTCGAACCTTCCGCGTCCGTGAAACAAATCCCAATTTATCTTGTTCTGTTTCATTCGGCGCCACTTAGCGTCTCGCGCCTCCCGTTTCAGTTCTATTACAGCGTCTACAACTTCTTTTTCAAATGTTCCTTTTTTGGGCGGCATCAAGTATTTCCTTTCCTAAATGAATATGACGGAGTCGGTACAACGAGCCTTACGCGATCATCGAATACACACGAATGACATAGTCCAATCGTACGACGAAAGTCGGTCTCTGGAAATTCTGTTCCACATACGCGACAGTTCCAGTAACGTCCGTTACGTATAGCGTCCGAGCGTACATGTCCGTCGTTCGCCTGAGACTCGTTCATCGACGTACTCCTTTTACGCCGCCGACTTCTCGAAACGAATATGACGGATTCGGAATCTTCGTACGTATTCCATAGCCCATCATGGAGCTTAAGGTACGTACACGCGTGGCCAGGTACTGAAGCGCATCATGAGGATGCGAGAACGCATTTTTGAGGGGGCGGTCGATCCGCACCACACTTCTAGGCGAAACCTTCTCCGGGTATTGGTATCCACCACGAAAACCCGCAATCAGGATCTTACACCTAGGATTTACCATAAGACACGGCCTTCCCCCATCCAGTCGTGTCAGCAGCTCAAGTACCGCCCCCAATCGTTTCTCGTATGTGACGTCTCCGGCAATTGGCGCTAGACGGTTTCGTCTCATTACGTCTACGCATGTCGTTTCTTCGCTTTCTTTTCCAGCAGAGAACCCAGCGGGATCGACAAAGTCATAAAAGTCATAGCCTCCAAAATGTAAGCCGCAAAAGTCGACCACTTCGGGCACGAAACGTATGGCGCCGATATTGACGCCTACGATCTCGTCAAGGATCACGAGACGTCGTCCGATAAACTGGCCAATCACGCATGCGGGAGTCATCCCAAAGTCCCAACCACGTAAAATCGGTAAGCCAATTTCGGGCGACTGGTCTCGTAGCCATATATGTGTAGATGACCGGAAGTCTTTGCCATATACGGGCTTCCCCGCGTGTGTGTCCCACGATAGTTCGTACTCACGGTCCCACTCAGACTGAGGTAAGCCTCGCGCTGCGTCGTCGCGCCATTCAGGCGCACGTTTCTTAGGGTCCGCAGAATAATGAAGCTCGATTACCGCGAAACCATTCGAGCGGTTTCTCCATATGCGCAGGCCCGTCGAGTCGGGAGGCAACAGGTTCGTAAGTTCGTCGACAGTAAGCGTATTTTCTCGTGTGTCGCGCATACCTAAGACTCGATCGTATCAAAGCAAAGTTTCTTGAAAAATGAATCTTCGGTCCCGAACTGTGGCGGTGGCGTAGAAACGATCGTGACGCGTCCGCCTCCTAAAATTGTCGGTTTCGACGCGGTATATGTTTCGCGACCTTTTTCCCAGAACGCGAACTCGTCCATGAAGATTCCCGAAGCCGTATATTGTCTAAGTTGGTCCGGTCCCTGAGCTACGGCATTAATAGACGAGTTTATGTCGTCAAAGATTAAGTGATTCTCCTTGTAACGTGCTTTCGGCAAAAATTCGTCCGAGAAAATGTCGCGTGGAATATTCCTATAAATAAAATGGGCTCGTTTGACTAATTCGTCTGCGTCGACTTCTTTTTTGGACACGAAGAAAATGCGTCGATGATTATGTGTGATCGCGTCATGTAAATAGAGAGCGATAAAGAGCCAAGTGATCCACATACGGCGTGACTTAGGTACGGCCAGGAGCGGTTCGCGTTGCCAGGTTCGAACGAGCGTCTTAAGATAGGCGCGGCTGACGGGAGCTTGCTTTACGGGCGAGCGTAGATCGACTTCGTCCTCCGTATATA